CCAAACAGTATTCTTACAAACCAATTAAACATAATTTCACATACTCCTAACATTCATTGACTTAACTTTAATTTCGCTTGCTGACTTCGTGATGTAAACATCGTTGCCTTTGGCGATTTCTTTTGAAATTTTATCAAGTTTCTTAAAAAGTTCCATTTCGATTTGCTTATCGGTCATAAATTTTCACTCCTTACTACAAGCTTTCAAATTCTTTTTCAAGCTGTTCTTTTTCCGCTTTTAACATAGCAGATAAGACAGGTTTCATTTCTTTGTTTATCGAGTAATCTGCCGAAATGCCTATAATAGAAATTCCTAATTTGTCATAACTGTTTGTTTCAATCCGTCTTAACAAAATTTCAATCTGTCTTATTCTTTCCCTTATATTCGATGCCTTGTAATATTGTTTATTTTCCATCCTCACACAACACCTTTCTGCTACAACATTTCAACATTTATTCTAAATCTATCAATTTGTCCATTTTCTGAATAATTTAGAATAATACAGTGTCCGTTTACTTTAACATTAGCACTTATTACATCTATATTACCATTTTCATCTGGTTTACCAACGCAACCATTTATGCCTAATAATGCGTCTTCAATAATTCCGACCAATTCTCTTGTTTTTAGCATAAACTATTTATTCCTTGCCTTTCTCAATCGGCTCTTCGTTATAGCGCATTTTCCATTCATCTTGGCATAATTCGATATACAACGGTGATATCACACTAGGTTTGCACATACCGATGTGTTCTCCGTAAAGTTCCATAAAATTCCATAATGTAAATTTTGTATAGCCGTCTTTATCAATTTCCGGCATTCTCGGCTCAAGTTGCTTTCCGCCTCTTTCCTTTATCCATTTGTTTAACTCATCGTACTGATGATAGTAAATTTCAACACCCAGCGGAGTAAGTTTTACTTTTATTCTGTCATTGAGATTGATTTTTGTCGGTTTTTTCGTCTCCTTACTCTCCAACTCGGCTATGCGTTGCTTTAATGATTCGTTTTCTTGCCGATAATCACTAAGAAGTCCTGATGCTGCCTTAAAATCTTTTTTCAATTCAGCAATCTTATCCTCAAACACCTTGTCGTGTTCGGAGAAGTCTAATTTAACCGATATTTCTAAAACTTTTTGAATTTCTCCGTTTTTGCCGCCTTTAAGTTCACTTACTTCGGCACTCACACCATTTTCTTTTAATTCATCAATCAATTTGCATAAAGAATCTTCACTCATTCTCCAACATCTCCTTAATATCCAAGTACAAATCGCTGTTTTCCTTAAAACAATCCTTTTTATTGGTCTTTTCTAACAACTTATTTGCATAATCAAAGTACCATCTTGCTTTATTTCGGTCTTGTTCATAAGAATTATCTGCCTTATCCCCTGCGCGATACAAATACTTATACGCATTCATAAGGCAAAAAACTATTGTCGCATTTACACCATAGTATTCTTCCATCTCTACAATACATTCTTTTCTTCCGTTTTTACTGTAATGTGACGGGTGGTTTACTTGTTCTGCCATAACTACACCTCGCTTAAATTTGTTGTTCCCCAAGGCACTACTCTTGCAGTTTCGGGAGTTAATAAAACTGTTGATTCAATCACAAGGTCAGTTCCTAAATCGTTTAATTTGTAATTTCCATCTTCGCCAACCGCATATTGTTCCAATTCACATCTAATTTCGCCCGGCATTCCAAAAAACAAAACTTGTTTAACTAATCTCGCCTTTTCGCCGTTCACATATACTTCTGTTATTGTTCCATCGCTTTCAATTCTTACTTTGGGATTTTGCATAATCTTCACTCCTTAATCAATCGTCATAATCATAATCATCTTCGCTTTTGTTATAAGGGCATTTCGGACAATAGCACTCTAACTCGCCATCGTCATTTATGAAATAATCATCACCATAACCGCCACATTCGTAGCAATAATCATCGTAGTAATCGTCCAAGGTTATTCACTCCTTAAATCTCAATCAAAGTCAATTTTCTTTTAGCGCCTAAATGAATAGATATTACATTTCCGTTTTTATCTCTGCCAACATCAGTAAGTTTGTTTACTTCAACTTCCCCAACATAAAACTGATATGGTTTGCCTTGTATTTCCAACTCATAAATAAACTCATTTATCTGCTTGCCCTTTTGCGTATGGTTGCAATTATCGTCAATTTCATACTCCGTACCGCAATAATCACAAATATTACTATGCAATGGCGCACCACAGTTTATACAAGTCTTTGCTTTCACTAAATCAACTCCGTTTCATAAAGAGGGGCGGCAAGATTTGAACTTGCATTACTAGCCCTTCAATCTAGCGTTCTCGCCGGATTTAAACTACACCCCCAAAATGGGCTACTTGCCTAATCACAGTTAATGTGCTACTCGCAAGATTTAACGCCCTAATTTACAACTATTTCCTCGCGGTTGCCGTTGTCTGCCGTATCGTTTTTAAAGTGGGAATAACACCACTGAAGCCTAAACACGGAGTTGAACCGTTCCCCCGATGGAGTGCTTGATTTACACTAATACTGCCCTCGGAATGCGCCGTCACACTGATTTAGGCGTTGCAACTTTTTAAAATGTCCCATTTATTTGTCGCAAGGGACTGTGCGTTTTAATATACAGGTGCTCCCAACCAGCGGTATGCTCAACGCCTGTACCCCCTATTGCGCTAATAGGTTTCACCGTTTTCTCTGTGCTTGCAATCACAAATGGATAAACCCACCGAACCTTTTGACGGTTCTTTAATCAGCATTCCGCTAGTGGGCTACATTGAAAGGAGATTTTGCCAAATGAACTTAAGACAAAATCGAACAGCCCCTATTGGATTCGAACCAATGTATACAAGAATCAAAATCTTGCGTCTTACCGCTTGACGAAGGGGCTTTATTTATCATTGCTATACACGAAACAACAATTAGGATTTTTTGCTTTTTCAATTAGCAAATTTCTATTAATCTTTTTATATCCGTGCATTTTTCTAAAATTATTTAACCATCCGTATTTCAAACCAACAAGGTTCATAAACGGAATTAAACCTGACCGGGCGACCACACTGTTTTCAAAATCACAGTATGTAAATCCATTTGTTTTTGCGTATAAAATCACATCTTCCTTTGTGACGCTAACAGAAACATACGGATATTTTTCAATAATTTTAAACCTAACTCCCTCTTTGAAATACTCCATAACGCTTTTTCCTTTTTTGAAAAATTTTGGGAAATTATTATTCCAGTCTTAATTGTTTTCCGCCAAGATTATTAAATGATATGCACTTAACCCTTGCTTTCCTCGAGTTGTAATCAATAGTTGTCGCAACTTCTGCTCCGCATTTGCAACAAACTCCAAACTCAAATTCGTACTCTATCTCTTTTCCGTGAAACATCTCTTTTACTTTTCTTGCTTCGGTTCTATACTTAACCAAATCTCCGCAATCTTCGCAGTATGATAATTCCAAATTACTCATTTTCTAACGCTCCTGCTTCTTTAAACGCTTGGTGCAACTTTTCGTGTTGAATAGCAAACCAATCTATCATCTCTTCGCATTCAGCCCAATCACTTTGACTTCTCAAACCACTTTCTCCTAAAAATGCGTGTATGATTTCGTGTCGCAAGATTTTTTTCTGAAACTTCTCTGGCTTTTCAACGCACATAACATCTTCTTTTGCTTCTTTCAAATCACTTATAACGATTTTCTTTGAATACTGTTCGCATAGACCGTTACATTCTTTCAACTTCGGATTGTCTTCTTCATTCTCGTAAACAACCTTGTATGTAGTTCCTAGTATTTCTATCCATTCTTTTGCCATATACTTCTCCAATCTGTATTAAGCGTATATAAATACTATATAAAGCGTATTGTATATAAATAATTATTTAAGGTATTAGTATATACATTGCTGTATTATATAATAGCCTTTTTGTGATTTTAGAAATTTTGGGTATTAAGTATAGCCGTTTTCGTATTCCGTACAGACCCCCGGGTGGGTAATCTGATGTGTTGCTATTTTAGAGTTCGTAAAACTAGCATTATACGAACTTTTCCCAATTTCCGTTGCTTTTCAGCCGTTGCCCTTAAAATCCTTTGTGCAATATTACCAACAAACTGTGCTAATCTGCCTTTTTATCAATCAAAACAGGGTTGTTTTGTCCTAGTTGTGGCAATTCGGCAGCAGTTAAAGATTGCTTGTCTGTCTGCCTACTGCTAACGCCCGGCATATTCCAGTTATGCACCTTGTTCAGCTTCGGAAGATACTTCATAGGGTTGTTTCTGCGGTCTTTCATCAGCGAAAATAGACTTTCTTCGTTATCGTCCATAATTTTTTGCTGTAAGTCGAATCGTGAAGAACTTAATATCTCACTATAATTATTATATATACTACTATCTATGCCATTATTAGTATTATTATATATACCGCTATTAGTATTATTATTTATATTATTATGTTCTACTGAATTAGTACGGCTATTATATATATACTTGTTATCATTCTTCCAGTTATACAGTGTCTGCTTGTCGATGCCGGTCATATCAAGAAAGCCCTTTTGCGTGATTTCCTGGCAGTGACTATTACAAAGCCTTTTATATATATTCTCATACACATAATATACTTTTATGCGGTCGTATTCGTTATATTGTGTGTTTGTGATCCGCAAGAGGTTGTGGCAAGGGCGGAACAGAGAAACGTATAATTCTGTGATTATATCGTTCCAGATGCTAGGGTATATGTCTTTTTCGTCAATCTCGTTGTGTATGCAATAGTCTTCTACAATACTTTTAGCGACTGCCGGCATATCTTCCACGGTTGCTATTGACTGGACATCATATTCCGTTTTCTGCACTTTCTCGCCCCCCCCTTTCTCGGTTTATAAAAATAAAAAAAGGACATAAAAGGGCTATTTGTTTATAGTCCTTTCCTTTGTCCTTCATTTGTTCGTGTGTATCAATTTGCATAAGTTTATCGCAATATATTGTGTTTGTCAAGCGGAAATTTTAAAGATTTTATGCAAGATGTTGCGCATGCGCTCTGATGCCTGATTCTGCGTTTTACGCAATAAAAAAGCACCGCCGAAACGATGCTAATTATTGTTTAAATCTTGCATAATTAGATTATTTATATAATCGTTTATATTTCCTTTGTCCTTTAATTTTTCCTTTGTCCCTTTTGGCAACCTAACCTGCACAAAATCGAACTTGCTGCGGTAATTGTCTACTGCTTTCTTTGTGTATTCCGGAGTTTTTGGCATATTCTCACCCCCTTTTCAATATGTTTTTACTTATTATATAAAATGATATATAAAAAGTCAATATATAAAACGTTCTTGATATATTACTTCTTATATAAATATATGCATATCTTGTTATATAATTTCTATATAAATATATCTATAAATTGTTATATGAAAATTTATATAAATATTTTTAAAAAATGTATTGACAAGTTATATATCATGATATATACTAACCTTAACAACAAAACAAAAAGCCGCCGGAACGCTACCAACGAGACCGACGGCATCAAAAAAGCAGAGTGCAGAAAAATAATAAAAGGATGGTGTTATTTATGACTGAACGCATTTTCAAATCATATATGAACAAGTTACCAAAGGGCGAATATGATGCAAGCGACCTTTTCGCATTGTATATGATTATATGTCCGAAGTCATACGCTGATACATCGAAATTTGAAAATAATATGCGTTTTTGGTCTTTTGTCGAGATGTTCGAAGCCAAAAAATACGGCTTTGTGTATATGTTCGGAAATATCGAATACATCGGAACAAATGACCTTCATACACTAATGGTTAGATAAAAGCATTTAGGGCGCTACTACTGCCCTAGGGGGTATGAAAAAAGTTGACTTGAAATTTTTAAATCGAAAAGGAGTGTGTATTATGAACATTAAGACAAAAGCATTAGACAAAGAACAGTACGAATTGATTATTGCTACTATCCGCAATGGATTTACCTACGATAATGGCAAGGAATTTAAACCGAATAACAGACTTGCTACGCTCTTGGTAGTGCAGGGCAACATTGGATTGCGTATCTCGGATATATTGAATTTACGCTTATCGGACATCGTATGGGAATGCGGCAGATGGCATCTTGATATTTACGAACAGAAAACCGGCAAGCATAGAAACTTCACTGTTCCCAATGGCTTGTATGATTTTATGAAACAGTATGCGAAAGAAAACCACATCTTCCCTACCGCTAGATTGTTCCCTATTACTGAACGTGCGGTACAGAAGAACCTTGATATTGTATCTTCATACTTGGGATGGCAGGACATTAGTAGTCATAGTTTTAGAAAATATTATGCTACACAGATATATATAAATAATGGTTATGATATTGAATTGGTTAGAATATTATTACAACACTCTTCTATTGAAGTTACAAGAAAGTATATTGGTATTCAGACAAAGCGTATTGAAGATGCAATCAACGGTCATTTATGTATAGCGTAAAGGAGTATATTATGAATAAGTATTACCCATTCAAAGATAAGCAAGAAGTATTAGACGCTATCGAACGCCACAAGAAGAAACTGGAAACTGCTACTACGGAGTTTGATGTATTTTATTTGAATATGATGATTATAGAATTGGAAAAGATGGCAAAGGAGTGAGATTATGAGCGCGTGCGACCATTGCAGATACAGAAACTCTTGGTATTGCGAAGATGGATATAACAGAAAAAGAGATTGCAAAGAATTTGAATTAGATTTTGATACATTGAGTAATAAGCAGAAAAAAGTAATTCAAAGAATTTTAAACAGAGAAGATGATGAGGAGTAAAGTTATGACTAAAAAAGAAATTAAATCAATGGAAAACAATCAACTGATTATGACTTTGGTTAACGATTATGCGGTAATTGTTTCAAGAGAAGGACAAGGTTGCAAGTCTCTTGATAAAGATTTGAATAATATTGCACACGAATTAAAAGAAAGAGGATTGCTGACAGATTCGGATATTGAAGAACTTAACAGATAAATAAAATTAAGCCTACGCAAGAAAGGAGTAATATTATGCAAAAAGAAAAATGGGTGGTAAATACGGAAAGCGGTTACAGAAAAGAGTGGGATACGGAAAAAGAGGCTATTGAAGATGCAAAAATGATAGAAAACTGTATTTTTCATCCGATAGCATATATTCACAAAGAAAACACAGAAAAATAGAAATTAGCCTACGCAATGTAGGCTTTTTTCAATATGCCAACCAAATCATCAAGCATATAAACCATACTTCTACCAAACAAACTGAAGAAGTCCGCAACAATCTCTTCGGTTTCAATATCCATAAAATAATCAAAAGAAAAAGCGTAAACGTGGCATAGTTCGTGAGCCAAACATTTATCAAAAAGATAATCATTTAGCCTATTATTTATAAACACTTTCTTTTGGTTATTATCTGTCATTCCGATTGTTATACTGCCATTACTTCTCATAAGTTCTTTACTATTCGGATTTACTAACACTAATTCCCATTCTTGGTTATTTACTGTAAATGTCATATTACTACCACCTCGACTAAATCCTCGACTAAATTAAAACTATTCTCGACTAAAAGGGGCAGATTTCTCCACCCCTTAATTTAATCGCACGCGTGTGTTTATCGTGCGTTTTTCGTGCGTTTATTGAATCTTCTGCAATTTAGCCATTCCTTTGTTTTTAATCATATCTTTAACCTCTTTCGGGGCATCTGATAATGATTCTTCTAATTCATCAAAAATAACATTTACCATTTTTTCCGCTTCACGCATAGTCAACTGTTTATCTTCTGCTGAATCGCTATTGTGCATTGCTTTGGTTTCTTCATAACCTCTTCTTGCTCTGTCGTATCTGCTTTCAGAATATCCACGGCTACCGCTATTTGAACCGCCTTGTGAACCCATAGAACCGCTATTCATACCGCTAGATGATGAACCGCCGCTTGACATTCCGCTTGAAGAACCGCCACTTGAACCACTACCACTGTAACCCATTCTTCCATAAGGTCTGTCCATATCACGCATTCTTTCCATTTCGTCATAGTCCATATCGTCATACATCATCATATCTTCATAACCTCTACGGCTACTACGACCACGATTTGAGCGTCTGCCATCTCCACGGCTCATAAATCTACCGCTTTGACTTCTCGGCTGTCCTCTGTAACCTCTGCGTCCTTCTTCTTCGATTTCGTCCTCATCTTCAAAATCGTGTTCTTCCATTGCTTCAAGCACGCCTTTGTAATAGCAAGCCTTAACAATTTTCTCTTTTGCTTCGTAAAGGTCTTTAATCATATCAACTACTTCGCCAAGCTCTTTTGCGTCAACATTTTCAATGCCTTTACTTAATTCGTGCTTTACTGCTTCTTCTAATTTCTTGCACATATCCTTGATAGGTTCTAACTCCATATCAAGTTTCATTCCTACTTTTGTTTCTTCTGCCATTATATCTACCTACCTTTCTATGCCCCTGTTGTCGGTGCCGTACCGTCAATCGCTGTTAAGTTGTTGTTGGGTGCGCAAGCCACTCTTCCAAGAAGTTTGAAAACGCCTGTTGTAGCACTTGTTTCAACCCTAGTTGCATATTTTGTTCTTGTGCGAATACTACAAGCAGTTGCCTGTGTGCAATCGCATTTGTTAAGCGGATATAAAACATCTCCATCTCCGATAGTAATAAATACCGGGGCAGTAATTGTTGTTGCATCGGGAATAGTCTGTGCTACTACGATGCAATATTTACATCCGTCTTGGTAACTACCTTCGGGGATGTTAATAATAAGTCCTGTTCCGGCGGTAAAGGTTACTGCGGAACTAATAATCAATCTATCGCATAAGCGACATACATTTTTACAAGCCATATTGCTTTTACCTCTCTTTCTTTAATCAAAAAGGGATAGAATTACCACTTCTACCCCTTTGAAATATCAACCCATAAGGGCGAGTTTATTCAGTTTTCATTTGTAATTAAGCACATCCGCAACCGCAAGAATTTCCATATCCGCTACCATAGCCAACCCCAAAAGGATTGTAGCAACAGTTAGGATTTGGAACAACGTATGCCGGGATAGGACATTCGTTTCCAGTGCGTCTTAAAATCTCTGCCTTATTAGCATCCATAGCTGCCATCAAAACTGCGTTCTGATTTGACTGTGAAGCCGCAAGTTTAAGAGACTGGTTTTCAGCCTGTAATGAAGCGATTTTATCAGTGGTAAGAAAATCGAGAATGGCTCTCGTAGAAGCATTCTGACCATCAATAATATCTCTTGTGGTAGATTGAATCAGATTTCTTGTATCGCAAGCCTGTGTTGCAAGGTCATAGCGAACATCTTTAATTGCGCCCTGTGTTGCACAGCAACAGTCAGCTACTTCTCTGCTAAGACCATTAAAGCCCTGACACAATGTCTGCTGAACACTATTAAATCCGCTGTTTAATGCTCCTGTAAGTGCATAAGTGCTGTCGGAAAGTCCATAAGTAAGACCATCTAACTTGTTAATAACTGCGTTGTGATCAAATCCTCTTTGAACTTCGGAATAACCACCGTTACCACCAAAGCCAAAACCACCAAAACCGCCATTTAATACTGCTAAGATAACGATAAGTGCGATTAAATCTTCGCCAAAACCGCCACCAAAACCGCCGTTGTTGCCATAAGCAGGCATAACCGGCATTGAAAAACCTGTGTTTGAATTGAACATATCTTTTTTCTCCTTTAAAATTTTTATTTACAAACAGAGAAAACCAGTTTTAATGTGCGCACAAACTCTGATATGTACTAATTCATGCCTAATATTTTTTTAGCTTCATCTTCTAATTGTGATAAATTATTTTTTAAAGCATTGTTTCCACTAAACAAATTGTCTCTAATTGCAAAAACCTCTTTAGAGTTTCCGCTTCTATACATTTGAACTGCATTTAATGCAATTTCATTATTTTTTAATCTGGGACTTTGCATGAGTTGGTTTATTATTTGATTTGTTATAATATTATTCATCTGCATCTACCTCTTTTTTAGCCCTATTCGGCTTTGAAATCTTATCCACCTTGTCAGATAAGGTCTTAATGTCTGCTTGAATACCCTCTAAAAACGCGTTAAAGGTATCAAATTTCGATTTTTCTTCGTCCAATGGTAAATTGTTAGGGTTATCATCTGTAATGGGCTTAAAAGTCAAAATACGAGTTTGTCCGTTCGGCATAAACTGCTTTGTGTAAATCTCTTCTCCGTCTGCTTTCGGGAAATAGTACACATTTCCGTCCATAGGAATGTCCGTTACCTTTACAATATCCATACTTTCTACTACTTTACCGATTGCCGGAATTTGATTAGTAGGCTGTAATGTCTGCTGAAACTGTTGCAGATTTTCCATTCTCTGTAAGTACGGATTAAACTGCGGTTGCTGATACTGTGTGAAATAATTAGGGTTCGGGTAAGGTTGCATAATGTTTTTTCTCCTCTTCTTCCATAATCTCTTCAAAAGCATCTATCAGCATTGATTGGTCTGCTAATGTCAGCTTCTGCATTTCCTTTATTGCAAATAATCTTTCCAAGATTTCATCTGTGAACATCAGCATTTCTCCTTTCTTGCCTTAATTTTGGCATAAAAAAAGAACCCTATCACGCAGAGTTCACACATAATTTACCATATATTTCACGCAGAATTTACGCATATTTTATACAAACAACACCATTCAAAAGCTTCTCCTTTCGTGATTTTTTTGAATATTCTGACAATTTGCTAACCACGTTGCTAACTTTTGAAAATAAAAAATGCCAAAAACCCTTGATTTTCGGCACAAAAAGAGTAGCGAGAGGGGGATTCGAACCCCGTGGCAAAACCCCGAAAGCCTTGATTTATAAGGGTTTGCGGATTTTGGCTTTGCTAACCTTGCTAACTTTTTTGCTAACCTTTTTATCATTTAACGATAATTTAAAGCATTGGAAACCATTTTTTTAACCTCTTCTTCTTCCAAATTGTTAAACCAATAGAATCCTTTTGTGGTATTTATGTCGGTATGACCCATTTGGCTTTCAATTACTTTTTCGCTTAACCCGGCATTAAGAAGTTTGGTGCCGTAAGTTTTTCTGACTTTATGGAGCGAGCGTGGTTCTATACCAACATATTTGCAAATTTTTTCAATTTTTACTGTAAATGCCTTGGCTTTAATTCTGTTTCCGTTTTCCATAAACAGATATTCGCCCCAAGGGTTTAACATCTTTGCTTTTTTAATTGACTGTACTCCCAAATCTGTGAGAATGACTTTTCTGTGTCCTATATCTCCCTTTGTGTAATCTCTTACTTCAAAAACATAACTGTTGTCTTCGCCCTTGTATCTAATTTCTGTTTTGTTTACCGTAAGAACATTTCCGTTAAGGTCGCTATACTTTAATGCTGATAATTCACCAACTCTTAATCCTGCTTGAAAAGCCAATACAACACCAAGATTTATAAGAGACGGCTCTGCATTATCAATGAATCCCATAATAAGATTTATCTCTCGGTCAGTAAATACAGATTCTTCACTCGCAAAAACTCTTCTCTTAAAAGCCTTTTTTGACAAATCCAAATCGCCCATAAAGTGAGTTATGCTTATTTGCGTGTAACCTTGTTTCTTTGCAAACTTAAACATACCGTTTATCAAAGTCCGCAAATTACCCCAACCTTTAGCTGTCAACTGTTTTTCGGCTATGGTTGTTTTTATAAAATCCTCAAGATCGTTTTCTGTAATATACCTTACCTTCCTGTTATACAGATTGTTATTTGAGAAAAATCTTATAAAATCAGTTTCGTATCGGTCAGCGGTCTGCTTTTCAATTTCGCAATACTTCAACTTCTTATCAATCCACAGTCTGAACAAATCTTTTAATCTAGGCTCATTTTCAACACTTTTGTAATATTCAATAATTGCATCCTCAATAGATTCTTTTGTTTTTCGCTTAATAGCCCTCCTGTTGTTTTTCTTTGTGTCATCAGGCACAGATGTATGATAATTTCCGTCTGCACCCTTAAACACTGAATAAATGTGCATATCAAGATATTTCTTTCGTTCGTTCATCTCAATTTGCTTTTGAATGGTGTTAATGTCGATAATACCATTTTCAATCGCAAAATTCAATAATTCTTTGTTAGATAAACTATCCATTATTTTTTAACCGCCCTAATTTTATGTTTATTGATTTGATTTTGTTATCAACTGTCCTGATTGATATTTGGCAATTATCAGCGACAAGAATATTACTTCTGCCCCTAGATAACTGCTCAAATACCATCATTTCATCGTCTGTTAAATTAAGTTGGTCTTTTAATTCCTCAAGTTCCGGCTTTGTCAAAGATGATAAATACTTACCCAATCTCCACATTGCCGTTATTCCTTTCTACTCTTCTACGCTATATTTCTCAAAGTATACTTCGCTTTCAATCATCATAGCCCTAATGCCTATCATACAATTTTTAGATATTATATTCTGTGCTGATTTATAAAGTTTCTTTGCTTCTTCCGTTGTTTTGAATGAAAATTTTGCTGTTTGGTGCTGACTGTCATAAAATTCCCAAAATATTGTAGCCCACTTGCCTTTGCCATATTGGTTTCTAGGCAATTTAACATCATATTCCACTTTCATAATCACTTACTCCTTAACTCAATTCCAGTTTCTTCCAAACACGCCTGTATCATATCCATTTTTCTATCTGAATACTCTTGCCATACCGCCTGTGTTTCGGCAAAGAAATCATTTATCTGCTCATAAGTCCATTCATATTCTCGGCTTAAAACCAACGCCACTGCTGCATAAACTTCCGGAACAATGTTATGTACTTTCGCATAAAGGATTTTTGCTTGGTTTATAAGGTCATTGTTTTTCGCCATATCACACCTGCTTTCTCTTTTTCTGCCTAACTTTCATCATATTCGTAATACTCTCAAATGTAACGCCCTGCTCAATTCTCTGCTTCTCTCGCTCTTTAGCTTTTTCTAAGTCGTAAGCTTCCTTTTCTCTTATGTATGTTTCGCAGTTTACATGACAGGATTCGTGCCTTTTTTCGCAACCTTTACAACATTTAATTCTTGCCACTATCTTTACCGCCCCTTTTCAAATTCCTATACAATATCTCTTTTACCAATTTGCTTTTCGCACACTTTATAAAATAATCTTTTTCGTTGTCAGTCAATCGTTCATTCATAACATGCAATATCTTTCCCATAGGTTTAAAAGGATTTATGCAATGTTTGACAAGTATAAAAAATATTACTATTCTTCTACTCATTCCGCACCGCCTTTCATCTGCTCTGCGATTTCATCAGCTAATTCACAATACATATTATCAATATCACTTGTGACACCGTGGAAATTATTTTCTGCAAACTGTATCATGTGAAATATTCTTTCAAACACTTTGCTTGTAATATTTGATTTCTTGAACGCTTCTACAAATTCATCAATAGCCTTGTTTCTGATGTCCTTTTCAAATCTATCATAGTAGAATTTCCCTTCAAGGCTTTTGACTACTGGTACAAGTTCTTCAAATCCGTTTTCTTTACAAACTATTTCTTCTCTTGTTAATGCTGAAAATAATAAACTTTTCTCTTTATGTGTTAAATATCCCATATCTTCTCCTTTCTAACTTGCTGATAACTTGCACGAAACACATCAAATCTGTAAAATTCCTTGTGTTTCCGTGAGTTTTTAATTTGCCGGTAATTTGCTAATTTTCAATCAAAATATGCTGTCCGCAATTACAACAATATTCTTCATCCGGTTCGTAGCCATCATCCGATAATTCCTCTTTGCAATTCGGGCAATAATATGAAAATGGTCTTTGCATTCCGTCATTTAATGGTTTCTTCGCCACGCTCTTCTCTGTCAAAGCCTTCAATTCTTCAATAGTGCCGATTGCTTGATACTCACGCAATAAAGATAAATCATTCAAATATCCTTCTGACAATCTCGCAAACTGCGCTTCTTTGATTTTTATTTCCTTTACTGTTCCGATTGCTCTGTACTGTTGGATTTCTTCAAGGGCATTAAGTGAAACAGCCTTTAAGCAGGTACACTCATAAGAATATTCTTTCTTAACAAAATATTTGCAAGCACCATCACAGTCGCTTGAACAAATCTCTATATCTGATTTCAATTCTTTAATTGCTTCATTCTCTGTCATACTCATTCTCCTTTGCTAAAACATAAAACACAGCCATTTCCACAAGCATCAGGGCAACAGGTTGGATTGCTATTATTAGCCTTAGTTGCTTCACCACCAATAATTACACCATGCACTACTTCCGCATAAGGCTCATCCGTGTTGCAAATATAATAATTGTTAATAGGTTTCTTGTGGTCTTTTGCCCTACCTCTAATAATAGTGTTCATAAATTCTTCTAAAGTCTGATACTCAACTTCTGTAAGATACTTTAGTGCATCTTCTCTTTTAATTACAATGTGCGTGTTTTCTTTTTTCATCCTCTCACTCTCCCATCTGCTCAATCCTATTCAACGGCGACATCTTCTGCATAATTGCTTTTACATCTTCCGGCAACCTAGCATATTCTTCCGCGCGCTGTACTTCGGTTTTGTATGTTTTCATAAAGTTTGACGCAACCACCGTTTCAATGCTCTTGCTATCCGTTGTAGCCCACATTCTTAACTGTTCGGGACTTCCTACTGACTTTTGAATTATCGGCGGTAACTTTTCAAACTCTTTCTCTGCACCGTAATATCCGTTCCGTATAGCCTTGCTTACCAACGTCCACGCTTCGATTTCGTTTAACTCGCCATTTCCAACTAACGAATTAGCCTTTTGTATCAGTTTCCCAACACTCGGTGCAAATCCGCTTGTATCGGTTGCTATGTAAGACTTTAACGCTACGGCTATATGCTCATAACTGTATTCGCTTAACATATTCGCCCACACATCTATCGTTTCGGAAATATCCGCAGGCTTGTAATTCGGATAACTAGCACACATGATTCTGATTATCTTTTTGGTTTCTTCTCTATCCATTCAATCACTCCTTACACATTATCCCAATCAATAGTGCCTGTTTTTTGTTTCGGCTGGTTATCAACTATGTTTTGATTCAAATAACTTTCAAACTTTGTGCCAAACAATGTATCTGGTCTTAAATACCTCTCCATGTTCGTCCCTAACCACTCTTTAGCCTTTTTATCAACTACTGTCTTAAAATCCTCAAACACATATCCATCTTTCAATCTTGCCCGAATATGTTTTTTAGTATTTGTGGTCGAGTGCTTGTATTTTGTTCCGCAAACCATGTTTAGATACTCGACAATATCTTTTATTAAATCTAAATCTATATCTAACTCTTTATCTATATCTAAACCTATATCTATATCTGCGTTCGTCTTTTGTTCGTCTTTTGTTCGTCTACACTGCCTTTTTGACATTTCAATCAACTTTTCATCGTCAATTTCTGTGCCATTTTCTAAAGAGTACGAACCATTTTCTTTGAGTTTTAGCATTGATTTTTCATCAATATATTGCGTTGCATGATAACGACTTTGCGATAATGTATTGTGCATTCTCCAATGTTTTATAACCATTACGCCACTTTCAAATGCAAGAATAAATCTCTTTGCAACTAATAACTTTAAATCGTCCTGAGACGCGCCAACAATCTTCATAACGCGCTTTGGATTGTCTATAAACCCGTCATCATCTGCTCTCATGTTTAAGTGAAAATACAAACACTGGCTAGATAACGGCATATCCAAAAACGAATCACTATCTACAATTTTCATAGTAAACATTCTTTTGCTTGCCAAATTTTCTCACTTCCCTTCAAGTTTCGTTTTATCTACTTCTTCTTGATATCCTTTCTCGGCACAATCGCAACACACTGTATTCCCGGTGGTTTACCCTTGCAATCGAAGAACTTCTCGCATTTGATACATTCACGGTCTTTTACTAATTTGGTTTCTTTATCCATTACTGCTCCTCTTCAAATAAAATAGCCTTATTTTTTGCCAATGCGTAGCCATATTCCATACAGGCACCTTTTGACTGCTCATAATTGCTTAACATATAGATACTGTCGCACATATCCAACATACAAAAACTCATTCGCATATACTCTTCGTGCGTTGTAGACTTCGGCAAGTGGCTATTCACTAATGCAGGATTGATAACATCGGCATTCGGATATTCTCTCCGCAAGTAATCTTCTGCTCGCTCAAAATCTTCCTTGAAGTTGGGATTATTACTAATGCTACCGCTGATGTAAATTTTCACTCATCATCACGCTCCAATTCTTTTTTGCGATACTTTTCAAGAACTTTAATCATATCTTCTTTGCCCCAATCTCCGCTTTCTTTCCATTCAACTGCGTGAAATACCGGCTTTAACATATCATTCAAAGTACCAATTGTGCATTTTGCTGACTTTACATACTCAATAAGTCTTTGCGTGTCTTCTGCAATATCTTCATATCCGTACTCGATAAGTGATTCTCGCATATTTTCTAAATCTCTTATCCGATAAAACAAATCTTCTGTTTCCTTGTAACATAAATAATTAAAACTACCACCGCTCATACTGCTTCGCTCCTTAATATCTCATCAAATCTTCCTGACTTCTTTTACAGTTCATAACTATTGAATTTCCGCAATCACAACTGTATGAATAACTATAAAAGTCTGTTCCGTCTATGTGGCATACCATTTTCAAACTTGGTTTTTCACAACCGCAGGTAATCCCATCTTTTGTTTCGACAAGTCTATCCATAGTATCTTCAATTATCATATTTCCTTTTTCTATCTTCATCTTCTCACTCCTTATCTCCTACAATTTCATCAATGCAAGCGTTGTAGCCCTTTACAAACCTTTGATAATTCGTTCCTATTGCACTGTCTTTCTTCTCTGGCATCGGCTTTAACGGACACCAATCTGGTTTCTCTTCCTTTGCCAAATCCACTTGCTTTCTAATTTCTCTCGCTTCGCAGTATTCTTTATTTTCTTCAATCTCACAATGCAGAAAGTTGCAACCCATACAACTACTTGGCATTTCTAAAACCAAAATCGCTTTCACGGTATCACTCCTTTATCTCTTCAATAAATTTCCTAATATCATAAACTGAACAACCTTTGCTTATAGTTTTCAGTAAATCTCCTCTTGGTTTTGCTAAATAATCAATAAGATCATACACATTTATCATCAATGGCTCTCTTTTGAAAATTACCAACATACTCGGAAATGGTGCAGAGTTTTCAGAATTTCCAAACTTCAATCTACCTTTGATAAATCTGATTTCAACATTCGGCTTGTTGTATATGTAATCATGAAACCATTTTGTATCAGTTCTCGCAGGAATAAGCATTACTACATAAGCACCGCCGATCATATTTTCTGCGTATGCTTTTTCAACCCATTTTCCTATTTCTCTTCCGTAAGGTGGATTGCAAAAAACTCTTTCATTCTGCCAAGATTGTTTCAGTCCGTCATCTTCTTCTGTGTAATACTTCTCGCACTTATAATTAAATTCATCAGCACAAGGATCTAATGTAAAATGAAATTCCTCATTCAATTTATCGAAAAAATCCTGCGGTGTAGCCCACTGGTCTGTTTTACTGCTAAACATTACTTCTGTGTTCATTCTTCAATCACTTCCTTTACTTCCGACTTAACCAATCTCTTGTAATCATATTCATAGCATTTAATCAAATCATTTCTCTTGTTTTTCAGCCATTCAATACATTTTTCTTTGCTTTCCGAATAGTAGCAAGTAAGACTATCTGTAATCTTGTATTCCTTGTTAAGCATATTGTTTTCAAAATATCTTGTTGAACAATTATGGCTTGTAAAATATGGGTATTTTAACTCAACCATATCAGGATATTTTTTTACAATTTCCATTTCGGAATACCTAAACTCAATATCTCCTGCTACTTGTGGGAACTTTATACAAGCACTATACATCTTATCTATATCCATATAGTAATCACTCCTTTCCATACTCCCCACGCATTCCACAAGGCTCAAATTCGGCTTTTAAACCTTGCCTTGCAGAATTGGTAGGGTAAACTGTTTTATGGGGCTAAAATCGGCTAATATCAGGTGAAAGGCAACTCTTCTATAATGCCCTCGGGTATCGACATAAAGTCATCTCCATTCGGTGCAGGTGCAGGCTGACTATTGCTCTGCTGACTACTTCTGCTTTCGCAAAATTCCAGTTCATCAATCACAACATCTGTTGTGTAAACTTTCTGTCCGTCTTTGTTGGTATAACTGCCAGTCTGAATATGTCCTACAACTGCGATTTTTGTACCCTTTACGACATACTTTTCAATGACTTCTGCGGTTTTCCCAAATGCGATACAGTTAATGAAATCTGCGGTAGGTTGTCCTTCCTGCTTAAACTTTCTATCAACTGCAAGGCTGATTCTCGCAATCGTCATTGTCTTTTCTCCTTGTGAATAACGCACATCTGCGTCTTTTGTACTGCGTCCGATTAAAGTTGTTTTGTTAATAAGTCATTCCACCTTTCTTTACTATGCATTCTTGCATGTTCTCTAAAATCCATAATTTCTAAGTTTTCTATTCTGTTATCATTTCTTATTTTGTTTTTATGATGAACGATTTCGTTTTCTTTCAAATGTCTACCAATAAAGCATTCCATAATTAAATCATGCTCCATTATGTAACCATCACTATTGCTTTTTGGGTGGTCTGGAAAATAAATATAAACATATCCATCTGTTCTATTTTTCTTATGCCCTATTCCACCCTTTTTAGTTGATTCCGACATTCTTTTTCTTGTTTCATCCGAAACAATTCTTCCTCTGTTTCTTTTTGAAATTCGTTCACATTGCTCTTTTGTTAATTTTCTCCCTTTCATTGTAAAAGTGGATTTTTGGTCTCTTGTCGGAATTTCATATTTCCTCAAATAGTTGTATACAGTTCCTATTGCTATACCTAATTCTTTAGCAATCAAATGCATCGGTTTTCCTCTTATCACATACAACTCATAAAGAGTTTCCTTATCTACTTTGTTCATTCTTTCTACCTCGTTTCTAATTTTTTATATTGCAAATGCCAACTGTCCGCTTTCTTCTGATTGAATTTTCATATTCTTTGTTCTTTCAGCTACGCAACATTCAGGAAGATTTGCTCTTACCAACGCAGCCGGTATTGGCGGACAAACCGCATTTCCACATCTTCTTACTTGTTCTGTTCTTGGATATTCTTTTCCCTCATAATCTCTATCAATAATGTAATCTTCGGGGAATCCCTGGCACCCATACAATTCCTTTGGTTCCAACATCCTCAATCCAATATCTACAATCTGATAATCTTGACCTTGTATTGTTACAAGACCGAATCTGTCTTTTGTGGTTATTGTGTCAAGCGGTTCTTCGACACTATGTACTGTCTGATTTCCGTAGTATTTAATCAAGAACGCTCTTACTTCCCCAAAATGTCCGGCGGAAGTCGTAACGGTATGCAAAGGTTCTCTGCAATCTTGACCTACACCAGTTTTGTAAAACTTGCTTAAAAATGATGTAACAAGACCGTATCTGTTTGAACCGTCAACTGTCATAATAGGGTCTTCTAATGTTTGACCCCTTACTTCGTTTTTGCTAGTTTCGGAATGATACTGTATAAGAGTAGGACTTACCAAACAATGCTGATTTACGCTTGTTACTGTGGTTATTGGCTCTTGTATACTGTTGCCCGGTCTATCGCTACGATTCACTTCGATGTATGGCGCCAATCTCGCTTCAACAAGCCTGTTGTGGTCTATTGTTGTTATTGTATCTAATGGTTCGCTTACTTTGCTTCCATTTCCACTATAATTACCGCCATAAGCCTTATCGATAATAGGCGCAATTTTAGGTTCTACCAAAATATGGCTTCCAACCGTTGTAACTGTCGATAACGGTTTATTAACATCTTGCGGCTCATTATCAAATTTGCATTGAATAATAAACGGTTCTGCATTATCAATCACAAATTTCTTAATTCCTCTTGCAATTCTTTCCATTGTTTTAGGTGCTAATGGTCTAACTGCTCTTATACCGTACTTTTCCTTAATTTCTTCCGATGTATCAAAAATTGACGGACATGGAAGAGAAAAATCCAACTGCGTGTATGCTCCTAAATATGGTTTTAAAAGACCTTGCTTAACCTCTTCGCTATCAGCCGGTGCGTGTGTTGGTTCAGCCCAAACAATAGGCTTATTATCGCATCTTGCAATCAAGAAAAACCTCTTTCGCATTGTAGGTGCCCCATAATCAGCTGCTACTAATTCTTTTGTCTGAACTTCATACCCCAAATCTCCCAACTGACTTATAAATTTTCTGTATGTCTGACCTTGTTTTGATTTAATCGGTCTGTGGCTTCTGTTCAACGGTCCCCAAGTTTTAAACTCTTCTACATTTTCAAGCATTATTACCCTTGGTCTTACCTTACCAGCCCAACGCAAAGCAACCCAAGCAAGCCCTCTAATGTTCTTATCTTTTGGCTTTCCACCTTTGGCTTTGCTGAAATGCTTGCAATCCGGACTAAACCACGCTAATGCAACTGGCTTTCCCTTACACGCTTCAATCGGGTCTACATCCCAAACGCTTTCACAATAATGCTTCGTACTTGGATGATTTGCCTTGTGCATTTTTATGGCTTCGGGGTCGTGATTGATAGCAATATCAACACTTATTCCAGTCGCCATTTCAATTCCAGTAGATGCACCACCGCCACCGGCAAAGTTATCTACTATCAATTCTCCATTTATCACTTTCGTAATCACTCCAATCCATTGTTAATCTCCGTTTCTTTCATAAACACAAGCCAATGAGTATCTGACCTTTTGTTACCAAATAAAGGCTCGTAGTCTATTACTTTCAAGATTTCTGATAATTTAATTTGTTGTTCGTTCCACTTAAAAATCAGTGTTCCGTTTGGTTTAAGAACCCTCATACATTCTGAAAATCCTTGTTTTATATCTGTTGGCCAACTTTCTGATAACTTTCCGTACTTCTTGCCCAACCACGAATTTTCGCCAACTTTCAGTAAATGCGGTGGGTCAAATACAACCATTGAAAAAGTGTTATCATCAAAAGGAATGTTTCTGAAATCTCCTACAATGTCAGGCTCAATATCTAACTTACGGCCATCACACAAGGTATCGTGTAAAATCCTTTTATCCATAAAAACAACCTTTTCATTTTTCTTATCAAACCAAAACATTCTTGGACCACAACAAACATCAAGTATTGTTTTCTCCATTGTTAATCTCCTGCTTTACTATGTTGATGGCTCCTAAAGCCCCACAATTTTCGCAATAAATATCGTCATTATCGCCATACGGACACCCTTTTTTATGGTTGTTACATATTTTACTTTTTGCATATTCTTCCAACTTCCCCACGATATTAGCCATAGGTACGCTTTCATCAAATGCTTTCAAAAACATTTCGGCGGTTTCCTTTTCGTAGTTGCCACACAAAACACCTTTGTCAATGTCACACAACACTCTTGAAAAGAAATCATTGAATTTATCGCCTTTATAGTCGGTTTCAAACTCTTTTGGTATATCAATTATTAGTTTCATTTTTCCCAATCCTTTCCAACTGCCTGTTTAACTTCATTATTCATCTTGCAACTCTTTCTACTCTTTTACTTTCAAGTGAATAGGGTGTTCGTTTCTGAAAGAAAACTCAATCCATTCTCCACTATGAGGATAACCACTGTATGTACTAATTCTGTCAAACCAAAAATGTGCGTTTCCAATAATCAATGTGGAATAATTGCAAAACCATTCAATCTGTATCGCTTGTCCGTATAATTCAAATTGAAATGTTCTGCTAAAACCATATTCATCAGGCTTTATCCATTCGCCTTTTATTCCAACACTTTCAAGCAATTCTTCTAACTTATTTTTATCCATAACCTACTCTCCTTCCACTTCTTCAATGATTAACCTATCCGCGTCTCTATCCAAGTCCAAAACTTCATTTGCTACAAGATTTGCAGTAGTTCTATCACAATGAGCAAGCATCATAATATGGTTTTCCATAACCGTCATAATGTTTCTGTGTGCGTTTTCAAATTCTTCTCTTGTTAATGTCATTTATATTCATCTCCTTCCTCAATCTCCAAAAGTCCGTTGAATTTCTCTAATGCCTTTTGGGAAACTTCTTCTATAATTACTTCTATTCTTGGGTTCTCTCTGCATAGTTCTGTGTGAAATACCGAATCTAAAACATCGTCAAATCCGTCATTTTTAATAACTTTCATTTCCTGCAAAGCATCTAAAAAGGACTTCTCAACCGCACAAGCAAGGTTTCCTCTGTCGTGCCGTTTATCTCCTGCATAAATCATATAAGTACACCTAATCGGCTTATCAATCTTCACACCACGCATATACTTCTGAATTGCAAGTCTGCATACCTTGTCATTCTCTGACTTTACGGAATTGTGATACTTCTTTGTACGGAAGTTGTATACTCTCCCCCCAAGGAGTTCATTTAACCCCTTGAGTGGAAATGTATGTTTTGAGTTGCTAATAACCACTTTATATTTCATTACTTATCAGCACCTTTCTTCTTGCCCTTTTCTTCCTGCTCTAACAACTCCGTCAACTGTGATGCAGTTTTAGGTTGCTCAAACCAATCCGAAATAGTGGTTTCTTTCTGTTTTAATCCGTTGTAGATACCGATATACTCTGTTAATTCATCAGCATTTACGGTTTCAATGGTGTGCTTTAATCTCGTTTCCAACATTTCTTTGGTAACACCTAACTTTGCAAACCCAGTTACCATATTTTTAACCTTGTCAATCAAAGGAATGTCATTCTTTCCGGCAAGTGTTTTCTTGCATTCATTTATGCAATCTTCAACTAAATCCGGAGGCAAAATTGCCAAAATACGACTTCTCAATCTTCTTGATCCGTCATTAGCAGTACGCTCATAAATATCACGCTGACTTGTTAATTTACGGTTGCCCTGCTTTGTTTCCATAACGTGTTCAACTGTAAAATTCTGACTTGAAATAGTGTTAGTTTCCAAATCCCAACAATAAGCCTGCATCTCGGATTTTCCCTCTTCGTGGCTCATTTCCTTAATTCCATAGTCGAGGTTTCCATAGCAGCGTGCCATTTCTTCAGCGAATCTGATAGTCACACCAGTTACAGTCTGTCCGGCTCTTGGATATGCAAAAAATGCTTTTTCCGCAAAACTCTTACGCTGACACGCTTCGATAGCCTTTGCGTATGCTTCGGTATAACTTCTCGGAAATCTCTTAGCCATAATGAGTTTTCCTTGTGCTTCTGCAATAGCTCTACTACTTTCTACCGCTACTGTTCCTTGATTGATTTTGTCAAAATTACCTGCATAACTCGGTACACTTCCTTGATATTCCATTACTTCATTTTCTGCCATTTTTTATTCCTCGCTTTCTTAAACTTCATACTGTTTCTGTAACCAATTCGGCAACCCTAATGTGTTAATAACACCATTTACTAATCCGTACCAATTACCCGACTTCTCACATTCTGCGTACATATCAAGGTAAGTTCGGTACATATCCCTGCCACTTTTGATAAAATACTCATTCGCTTCAAGTACATTTGCCAAATATGGTGCAGCTTTCTCTTGTGCTATAAAGATAACTGTATGTTCACAACCACGACGCTTATCTAAAATGTTTTTGTAGTATGCAAGTTGCATATCATACATCAGCTTAATAGCATCTTTCATAAACTGTTCGCTTGTAGCATCTGCACACGATTTGTAATCAATCAGAATATGCGTATCTCCTATGTCTGTTAAACAGTCTGGTCTACACTTCATTGTCACGCCTGTGCTTTCATCTTCCATGAAGAACGACAATTCCCTTTTTCCGCTCAGCAACTTAGCAACATAGGGTGTACTGTATAACGCATCATACATAGCCTTAATCTTCTCAAAATCATCAGCAGTTATAATGTCCTTGCCTTGATTATCAACCTCAAATAAAGCCCATTCTTCCTTGCCTGCCTTGGTTCTTCGGTCAACATTCGGTGCTACTGCAAATTCTGTAAAGAAATC